CCCTGTATTCTTCAACTGTGTACGTTTTTCCTGTTTTTGGATTGATAGATAAACTTTCATCACCACCTTTAACTATCGCATCTCTAATTTTAGCAACTTTGTCATCGGTAACATTCGGATATTCTTTTTTAAATTCATCTGCTGTTTTTATTTTACCTTCAATTATTTCATCAAACCCAAAACCACGAATTATTTCTCTATCTACTTTTTCAGGTTTAATACCTGATACATCAGCTATTATTTCTTTTTCTTTATTAACAAGTCCTTCGAATATTCTTTTTGTTTCTTTAAGTTTAGTAAATTGACCCAAACCTTGTTTTCGTTTTTCATCTATTTTACCTTGCATGGCTCTTTGTATTCTTGCTTGTGTGCCTCTTGTATACTCTCCTACTTCAGGCAGATAGCCTTTAATTCTGTCAACAGGGACTTTATATTTAACAAATACTTCCTCTCCTCTTGCTTTTGGTTGACCAAATTTATCAAAAGTTGTTATACCCTCTAAAGATTCATCAGCATCTCTTACAGCTCTTACATCGTGTGAACCTGAAATTATTGTTTCGTCTTTTAACTCTTCACCTTTTCTTAACGGAACCCTTCTGTATATAGTTACTGTATTATCATCATTTACTTTACCTAAATCTTTTAATGCTTTTATTGATTTTTCAACTACTGTAGGGTCACTATCTAAGGATTTAACTAATTCATCTCTAGACATTAAAGAAGGTGATTGAACATAATTAACAACAGAGTCTTTAACAGACAATGATTCTATGCCTTTTTCTTTTTCATATCTAGCTTGTTCTTTAGCTTGCATTTTCTTACCTGCAAAATTAAACTCATCATACAACTTTTGGTGTTGTACTAAGTCTGCCTCAGTTAAGGGATTTTCATCAATTAGTTTTTGAGGATTTAACGGACCATCAGCTCTATAACCTGTTGTTAAGTATTTTATATCAACGGCTATCGCTGGTCTGCCACTATCAATTGCTTCTTGAATACGATGATTACCCTCTAACACAAAAGGCTCACCTTTATGATTTACAACAATTTGTGGATTGGTATAAGGTTGATATCCTTCTTTAGCAATACTATCTTTTAAATTTTTTAATTTTTTAGAATCTTTACCTGTTGGTGTTTTTAACCTCTTTTCTTCTCCTTGATATCCTTTTATTCCTTTTAACTCTTCTGGTTTTAAGACTACATTTGTTGTAAACATAGTAACACCATCAAATGATCCAACATTAAATTTATCAGCACTTACACTTCTTTTTGGAAACCCTTTTGCATCAGTTAAAGATTTATGCTTTGCTCTTTCCTCTTGCATAATTTTATCTGCTTCTGTTTCTTCTAATTTATAATCAGAATATCTAACATCGTTCATTTCCCTGCCTCTAACAACATAATCGCCTTTCATATCACTTAAACCAACTGTGGCTGATAGTCCTCTTTGTTTTTGTTTATTTATTTTATCTCCAATTTCTTGTAAGTTTATTTCTTTAGGCATAAATTTTTGAACTAGTTTTTTTCCAACACTTGAAACAGTTTTTGCACCCACTGCAACAGGTAATGCAAATGGTGCAAATGGAGCAGCAGCTAGAGCGACATCACCTGCTCCACCTAAACCTTGCAAACCACCAAATATACCTTGAATCGCTGCTTGTTTGTAATTACCCTCTTGAAAAGATCGTTTTGCTTGTTGTAAATTTACCAACATACTTGGTTCATAGCCACCCTCAACATCAGGAAATGCACCTACGACATCTGCAACTCCTGCACCTGGCAAAACTCCTACTCCTAATTGAGTTGCAAATTTTCCAATACCACCTGTTCCGCCCTCACCGCCTTTAAGATCTGCTCTTCGTTCTCGTCTTTTTTGAATAGGTGTTTTATTGTTGAGAAGTTCTTCTTTGCTCTGTTGTCTAAGCTGTTGTTCTTTTGTAGAACCACCCATAAATGATGCAATACCTTGAACCATAATTAACCACCATAGAGAATACTAGCGACTAAAGTAGCTATAACTGTTAGCAAACCTCCTAATAACCAAAACATAAGTCTGTCTATCTTACCATCGATTTTATCAATATCCTGATGCATGTGATGCAGATGATTGTCTTTAATATTGGTGATTTCTTTCTTAACTCCCTCTACATGTCCGTACAAAGAAATAATATGTTCTTTCGTTGTTTTAGGATTAGCTTTAGACATTAGGTTTCCCCTGAGCTATGAGTTGACCCATAGAGTCTTGAGGAAACAGTGCTCCAAATTGTTGTGCTTGCTGTAAGTTTGCAAGACCGCCTTGTGGAGGCATAGGTGCTTGAGCCGTGGGCATTGGTGCAAGAGGCATAGGAGCCATTCCCATGTCTTTTGCTCCTTGAGCCATGGCTTGTTGTGCATTCTCACTTTGTAACAGTATATTAACATCAGGTGCTGTGGGACTTGAAGCAACTTTCATTGGTTTTTGCACGGCTGATATTTTATCTTCATCAAATCTTTCAGTATCTTCAGGAAGAGCAGGTTCTTTTTCTGTTTGATTTCTTATTATTGATTGTGTTGATACTGAAAATAAAGGCATTTGTTTTCTTTTAATATATTGTTTTACAGAATTTTCAGCAGCCGATATGTCTGCCATTTCACCAGCACCAATTTTAATATCTCTTAAAAAAGGAACAGCTCTGGTAAAACTTAAAATGCCACTTTGTTGTAAGGCAGAAATCATTGTATAAGCACTGCCTGATGGATTTTGTCTTAATTCAGCATCTAAAGACGGAACAACTTTATCTCTAAATGCTTTAATACGAGCTATTTCCTCCGCAGAAAACAATTCATCAATTACAAATTTATTTTTTTCAAAGACTTGTCTGTAGTTGTCAATAATATTTTTTCTTGTGACTTGACCAGTTCTTGGGTTGGTAAAAGCTTTTTCTAGCACAGCATCTTTTAAAAGAGTCATTACTTCTTTTGCTTCTTCTTTTGGAAGACCTCTTTTAAGAATATTTATAACTTGTTTCATTTCACTTTTTGTATTAAATTTTGCGTGTCCAAATAAAGCAGTGGCTACATCTTGTGGACTATAATCAGGGTTAGTAATTTTTTGTAAGATTTTATTTGCTGACTTACCTATAGGATCTTTTGCTGTAGCTTTACCTGTAAGACCTAAATATTGTCTATATAAACCTGTTGCATTTTTTAATTTATCTAAATACACAAGGTCACCTGTTAAAAAAGCATTATCCACATTTTCATATACAGCATTGTCTAAATCATTTTTAATAATACCTAATATTCTTTTTTCATCTGAACCTGCTTCTGCTTTTCGTACAAGGATATTAAGGTTTTTTTGAAATCTCCATACATCATTTAAATCTTGAACACCTTTTTTATCAGCGTTCCATTTTCCTGTTTTAACTACTCTTTCTAATCTTGATAGTTCTTTACTAAGTAAGGGCATTTCTTGTAAGATATCTGAATCAATCTGTTCTTTTCTAACATTATTTATAATGTTTACAGCTACATCTTTAGAACCTTCTTCGTTTGCAACAACAAAAGGATTTCCTGTATCTACATCAACAGCCTCTTTGACCTCTGTGTACCCTTCTTTTGATTGTTTTTTTAATTGTTTAGCTCTTGAGGATGCAATATCTTGAATGGTTTCAGCAGATGCAGTAACTGGATCACCTGAATCTAAAATTTCTTTTTGACCTGTACCAAACTCTTCTTGTAAATTTCTTGCCATTTTTTTTACTTGATTAAGTTGAATCTCATCAAAATTTACAAGTATGTCTTTTGCCTTTGAAGAAACAGAAGACCCTCTGATGATATCCTCTTTAGTCAATATTTCAGGATCTCTTGTTTCTTGTCCCAATGTTAAAGGTACTTCATCCTCAACTAGATCAACCTTTTCAAATTTAGGAAATGTCAATTTTTCAGATATGCCTTTTGCTATTGGATCAACTACTTGTCTTAAACCTTTACCAACAATTCTGGCTGCAGGCGGCAAAGCAACATCAGTAGCCACACCCACACCCACACTTTTTGCAACATCTTCAGCTCTGCCTTTAAGCACACTTTCTTCGCTTTTCTTTTTTGCTGATTCAGGAGCCACTGCTTTTTCTATTGCTTGAGAGGCTACTTCTGTTCCTGTATAACCAGCTACACCTCTTGCTATTGTCCCACCTAAAGTTTTTGCTCCTCCTACATATTTACTTGCAGGTAAAAATTTAATTACCTCGCCTGCAAATGTACCAATATCTGTTCCTGATATACCTGGTTTATTTACATAGTAAGGTTCATTGTTCCATACGATTATAGGATTATCATACTCATCTGAAAATACACCTCCGAATCTTTTGTCATCACCAAAACTTCTTTTCATAACTTCTGCTTTAGTGTTATCGTCTCTGACCATCATAAGTTTTAAATTAGGTATGAGACCCTCAAAAAAACCAACATCATCAATTTCTGAAGTTTCTCTTAACTCAGGGAATTCATAGCCAATTTCTTCTGCTATATCTTGTTTTATAGTCTCTTCAGTAACTTGAGGCTCATCATCTAATACGACACCCATTACTTGCCTCCTTTCCAACCTATAATTATGAAAGTCTTTGTATTTGGACTACCATCTGTTTTCAAAAATGGATAAACAATTTCTCCTGAATCGTTTTTATATTTTGCTAACTGTGCAGGGTCTTGATAAATAATAGTTCCTGGTGCCAAACTATCAACAAATTTTGATACAGCCTCACTATCATTGGGGTCTCCTTTATAAGTTGCATATATACCTGTATCTAATTTTTTTAACTCTTCTTTGATCTCTGTGTCTGGTGCATTTTGTTCTAAAAGTTCTTGTTCTTTTATTGCTCTTTTTTGAGTTAGGTTTTTAAGTTTTGCAAAAGTATACAAAGTTACATAGTTAGCTTTTTCGGTAGTACCTAAATCAACAATGGCTCTTTGATAAGCTTTAAATTCCATATCTGAAGTAGAACCTGAACCTGTTGCTCTCATAACAGGAGCTAAAGCAAAAGAAGTAGATTCAATTAACTTTTGAACATCAACATCTTCTTTTGTCTTTTCAGATGCTATACCTAAATCAACAGCAAGTTCTCTAGCCAACAATGTTGCCGCTTCTTTTTTACCTGTTTTTGCTTGACCAGTTAAAAATAAAGGTAATAACATCTCGGCTCTTGTTACAGCCTCAGATTGACCTCTCATCTCTTCTAATGTTTTTGCAAGTAGCTGTAGCCTTTTTTTTCTAGATTCAACAATATTTGGTGTTGGACCTTTAAATGGAGCAAGGGTAGCATTAATTACTCTACCACCTTTTTTGGTCGTGTTTAAAGTAACAAAGCTATTACCTTCAACTACTTCAGAACCCTCTAAGCTTGGAGAGGGAGCAATTAAAGATTCTATAAGAAGGTCATAATTAGGAACATCTTCTTTTTTTATTCCATTAGCAGTGAGGTAAGCTCTCGCTTCTTCTTCAGATGCAACATATCTAGCAAAACTACCTGAGCTTTGCACAGGATCTTGAGGTTTGACACTTGTGGGAACTAAACTTTTTCTGACAACATTTGCTCCTTGATAAAATTCTTTATACTGTAAAGGTTGTCCGTTGGGTGCTACAATAGGTTTTCCCTCTAAATCAGGAGTGGGTGCTACTAATTGTTTATAAAAATCACCAAAAATTGCAGGTGGGTTTTGTTTTAACGCTTCTTGTTCAGTTAGATAAGTAGCTAGTCCTGTTTTAACATCTTTAATACTGGTAGCACTTTTCGATGCGGGATCTTTGTAAGGTACAACGGCTGTTGCGTCAAGTTTAGATATTGCATTTACTTGTTCTGCTGAAAGTTGTGCTCTTTGGTCTGCTTGATATGTTACACCATCAAGTGTAAAAGGTTTAGTAAATACATAATCTAAAGGTTTTGCGGCTGCTTTTGTTTGTAAGCCTTTTGCTTCAAGCTGTTTAATAGCCATAATCTGTTGAGGAACTCTTGCTAAACCTCTGCCTGCTGCTTGTAAAAAACTTTGAAAATTACTCGCTCCCATCGGTGTTCGTGCATTTAATAATTCAGCAGCCATTGGTAATAAAAACATAGACAACTTTTCTTGGTTTGTTAAAACAGGTTGTCTTTGCGTACTAACAGTTGTTGTTACACTTGGTGGTTGAGAGACTGGCTCAACTCTTTCAATATCTTCTTCAGTTATTTCGTTTGCCGCTTTCACCTCTGGCAGAGTATCAACCTTTATTGTTTCTTCCTCCAAAGTAGGTGCTTCTTGATTTTCAGCTTGAGTAGACTCTACCTCACCACCATTTGCAAAGCTAGCAAACATTTGTCTGTTTAAAACAGGATCATCTGAATTTAAATTATTTATACCACCTTGTGCTTTAGCCATTATGATGTTCCTTTCCCACCCATATTACCTAACAGGTTATAAGCTGCATACGCACCAATACCTGCTCCGACAGCTTGAGCAAACGGATTAGCACCTGGTGAAGTCGTTTGTGTTACCTGACTTGCTGCCGTTGGTAGTTGAGTCATTATACCTTTTTGAAATTCTATTCTTTGATATGGTTCGTAAGCTCTTGCTAATTCAGTCGCTCTTTGTGCCTCTAATGCTTTTTGTGCAATATCTCTCTGAATCTGACCTGCCTGTAAAGCTTGTTGAACATCAGCCTGTTGCATCTGTTGTTCTCTTTGAGCCTGAGCAGCTAACTGTGAACCCACGTTTAAAGCTGTTTGTGTTTGAAATTGTTGCTGTTGCTGAGCTGCCTGAAGAGCTGTACCAAATCCTGCAGCTTGTGCTTGACCAATTTGTGCTAAACGAGCTCGTTCCTGTTCGCCTCTTTCTACTCCCTCTCTACCACCACCAAACGCACCTGCACCGACAGCTTGTGCTGATAATTCGTTTCTTCTCATATCGGCTTGTCTATTTATTTCATCAATTACAAATCGTTGATAAGGATTCATAAAAGCTTCTATATTAGGTCCTGTGCTTGCTAACTGACTAGCTTGTAATGTTGAACCAATTCCAGCCGTAAGAGTATTTCTACCGACACCTGCTGTGCCAGCAATAGTAAATCCTTGTCTTTCTAATGGAGCAGGTCCTGCAACTTGATACTCAGGAACAGCAATTGGTTGTGTGGCTAGATCGATAGCTTCATCATATAAAGCTAATTTTCTAGATTCTACTTCAGGAGCTTCTCTTGATATTTGTGTTTGTACTGCTGGAGTTGAGGGAGCTGGAGCTGGAGCGGGTCCGCCACCTCCACCACCACCGAAGTAACCTTTTAAACCTGTAGCTTTATTAACACTTCCTGATCCGCCTAAATTATTTAAAAGTTGTGCTTCAAAGTCGTTAATATGTGCAAGCTCTCTATCTTCACATTCACCTTTTTTTGCTATGTCTTTATAAAGTATTTTATAAAGCCAAATCTTTATTTTAATTGGTATAAATTTAAGTAGCCACTTCATAAAAAAATCCCGTTTGTTTAAATTTTAAATTATTTTTTTGAATTGCTCTACCCCATCCTTTACGACCAATAATTTCTAAAGCTTCACAACCTTTTTGTTTTGCGTAATCAATAAAAAAATTTTCTATTTTTTTTATATTCCTAATAACTTTACTACCTCCACAAAATAAAATACTTAATACACTTTTTGCAGGATAGAAAGTTTTTTGAACTACATAAACAGCACAAATAGCTTTGTTTACTAGAACAAGAAACATTTCCATGTTTCCTGATAATAACAATTTGCGAGTGGACTTTAAAGTATGTCTGCCTCTAGACTGTTTAGTTGCTGATTCAATCCAATGTTCAACTTTATCCCAAAACACATCCACGCACTCCACATCAATCTTTTTGATTTCCATCAGTCACAATATCATAAATTCTTTTTAATTGGTCTTGTTGGTTATAAAAAAATTGAGCTCCTTTTCTTCGCATATCTTTAAAATCTTTTGGACTAGCTCCTGACATAATACCTGCACCTAAAATTGCGTCAGCACGAGATACAAATTCTCCATCAGCTAATTGAGCTAACATAGTGTCTTCATCTTTATCACCATTGCCTGAACCATCTTCTACATAACCCTCGGCTCTAATATAATTATTCAAATCATTTTCATCGTGGTCTGTTTTACTAGGTAAATAATTTATACCACCAGTTTTAAATCTTGCTATTTCAGCCAAACCACCTTCTTTTGCTCTGTACATGTCAGGTTGACTAAAATCATAAACAGATGCTTCTTGTATTTGTTGTTGAGGCGGTGGTGAATAATACTGACCAGATACATAATCAGGTTGAGAATAATCAAACCTGTCACCAAATCCTTTTGCTTGTTCATCGGCTCTAGATTGAGCCATGGCATATTGTTCTTGACTAAAAGGTTGTCCTGCCTGCATACCTGATTCAGCTTGTGATGGTTGAGGAGCAAAAGCTGACGATGCTAATGAACCTGCTGTAATACCTCCAGCAACCATCGCAGGTTTAGTCATGCCTGCGAAAAAACTACCTGCTGCAGCATTTTTAGCAAATTCTTGTAAACCAAATCCACCCAATGCACCAATACCACCTGCTAATAGAGCTCTACCTGTTGATGCTCCTGATGCTTTAGCGAGTAAAAAACTACCTACACCTGCAACCAAGGGAACAAAAAAAGGGTATTGTTTTAAACCTGTTTGGTGATTTATCTTGCCACTACCACCAATTGTTTTTAAAAAGAAAGCTTCGCCTTTTGATAAAAAACGAATTTGGGTGTCACCCCAAACACCTTTGCTTGCTATATCTTTATCAAGAATATTTAATAGCCATTTTTTTAAGACTTTAGGAAAAAGTCCTAAGATGAATTTTAACATGTTATCTCCAATTTTCTAACCTACATTTTACTCTGATTTGCTAGTCTTTTCAACTCCCTCATCAGTCATTTCATCATAAAGTCTACCTGTATACTGAAATTCACCAACGTGAGTTATATAACTCATAATGTAGCAATAGAGTTTACCACCTATTTCTGACCATAATCTACAAAATGCAAAGTCCTCACCAAGGTATCTTTTAGTTTTAGGATCATAGTAAGTATCAAAAAAATTATAAAAATGAGGTCTGTCCATATACTTACCATCAATTGTAGTTTTTTGAACTATCTCTCTATCAGGATAGGCTTCAATTAATTTACTAAATACATCTCTTTTAATTAGCATACATCCTGTAGGACAATGTGTAGCTTCAATAACACCTTTTGTCACTTTAATATCTGTATTATCATCTTTTATCAACAAAGGATATTGAAGCATATGATGTTGACATTGTTCAGGATTCTTAATATGCCCACTATTAATTTTTTTTACTAAAGTATCCCATTGTGCCGTTTTCATAGGATAGGGTATTGAAATTATATCTTTATCCTGTTCAATTAATCTAAAAATAGCGTTAGGGTCAAAAGCAATATCTGAGTCAACAAATAACATGTGTGTGAAATCCGTATTTAAAAAATAACTTACACAAAGATTTCTGCCTTGAGTAATTAAAGAAGACTTCATCATTTGAAACATGACTCGCATGTTTCGTTTCATACATTCTTTTTGTAACTCAAGCATTGTTTGAGCATAATGCATAGATACATCGCTGTGTACAGGAGTAGCTACAAACAAACTTACAGGTCGTTCATTTTTAAGCCATATTGGTTTATTGTTTTGCATCAAGTATACCTTGAAGAAAATTTGTCCACTCTAAACTTTTTTTATCCCAAGAGTAAAATCGCTTTACATATTTTTGCTGTTCATCTAAATGTTCTTGGATCGCTGGTTCGTGGAGCGTGTCTCGGCATATCTTAATACCTTCTGCAAATTGATGAGCCAAATTTACATAATTAGTTTCATAGTTTACATATACAGGAAACTCGGCTCCTGTTTCATATAAAGCTCCATAGTTAGTTACTACGCAATATAGTCCTGCCGCCATCGACTCAAGCAAAGATATACATGAAGTTTCTTCCCAGATACTAGGGTAAGCAAACATGTGATAGTATGGTAATTTACTTAAAATAAATTCATTTGGTCTATAACCTAGATAATTTACATTTGGTAAAGTTTTTGCTTGGTCATATAAATCTTGATACTGTTCATCATTATCTTTTTCAAAATCTTCACCATAAATTTTACAGCTACTATAAACATCTAATTCAATATTTTCTTTTTCAAGTAATTGCATGGTGGCTAATAAAACATTTAAACCACGCCAGGGCGTTGGATGAAATATCATTCTTAGTGTATCGCCTTTTTTATAAACTTGTCTTTCAGGAAAATTTGTTACACCATTTTTTATGACATGACATCTATCAGTTGGCAAATCATAAAGATCTCTATACTTTTCATAGTTCCAACTAGAATTAAAAACATACCAATCATATTTTGTGTGGTTAGATTTATCTTTAAACCACGGAGCTATATTGGGTTGATTGGGAGCATTTTTTTGCCAAAGAATATTTATTTTGTTTTGATCTAAAGGTATTTTTTCAGGCACTGATGTACAAATAGAGAAGTTACTCAGTAAATCATGATCAACATATTTATTTAAAAAATTGTGTTGAAGCTCAGTCCCACCTAATGGAGTCAATCCGTTTCTCCGTCCAGTGATAACTCAGGGACGATAATGTTAACATCCCTTTGTATGTCACTTTCGTTTGTGTCAGTGGCTTTATCTTGGATGTCTTTTTGTGCTTCATCTTCATCTTTATAAACTTTACCAGTTTTTTTGTTTTTGATGGTAACTTCTGATTTGCAATGTATTACGTCCATATTCTTAAATACCAATATTTTTTAAAAATTGCAAATAAATTATCCGTTTTCTTGTGAGCGATCAAGTAGTGCATATGACACTATACCTTGTATTTCGTTAGCAGTGCCTGCGGTCATTTTTAAAATATCACCTTCTTCTAATACAAGTGTTTGTGATATTATTTGTCGTGTTGTATTTGAGGCAATTGCAGCATTATCAATTCTAAATGTAGCTGATGCACTTGTGTCTGTAACTTGTGTTGCTAAATTTACTGCAGCACTTGATGAGCCATTATGAACTTGTATTTGTTTAACTAAACAACGACCATTAGTTGGTGCAGTTAACACACTTGTTGTGCCAGTTGTTGTTAGTGAAAACCCTTGATTTTTATATTGTATCGTCATCAGCTCATAAAAAAGTTAAAGGCATCTTGTTCGTTTTTTAAATCATTTTGATAAGCAAAGTTTAATTGATTTACTAATGTTTCAATACCATAAGTTATTTGTCTTTGGTTTTGCACTACATAATCTTCATTTAGTTCAGGAATAAGTATATTTATTTTAGCCAACTTTTCTCGCTCTCTTCAAAGCCTCTTTTGCTTTTTTTGCAATACTCACAACTTGTGTTTTGCCCATAACTTTTGCTCGTTGTTCCATAACAGTTAGTATTTGTATCTTTCGTGCATAAGGTTTATTTATTTTTTTTACCTTAGCTACAGTTTTTCTAGCATCGGTTGGTGTGGCAAATTTAATGCTTACAGTATCTTTAGGATTTTCATCGGTATAAAGTCTTCGATCACTACCTTTGGGTTTTTTTCCTGTGCCTACTTTTGGATCTCTTTTAACCATTATCTTCTTCCATCAGGTTGAACATCAGCTCTGAATGCTCCAAAACGCCAAGACTCATCAGTTGATGTATTTTCTATTTTAAGAGATGCTAACCTACCTCTTGCTCTTGTGTCAACCTTTTTTGTAGTTGAACTCACAGTAAAAGGTCCTAATGGTGAAGACGCTTCTGTTTCTGACGGAAAATCTTTAAGATTAATAGTAATTTGAGCATTACCATCAAGCTTTCCAAAGTCAGGTATAAATCTCCTTATTTTAACAAAAAAATCACCAGCACTACCTTCTATCGGCATTTCAAAATCACCCGATTCTATAAACGCATTGATTGCTGTTTTATTACCTAATACATCTAATTGATTACTGCCTGTTTCATGTTTGTATAATGTAGCGGCACCGAACTCATTTGTAATACCATTAATAGATATAGAAGGTAAACCTGTAGAATTATACTCTGTTGCATATGGGTTATCTAATACATATTTATCACTGTATGCTGTTCGTGCTAAAGAGCTTGTTGTCCATAATCCTTCTCTATAATTTAATGTCACACATCGATCTATTTGTGTTGAGCCATCTTTACAGTAAAACCAATTTATTTCTGTAAACAAAGTATTATATCCTGCAAAGACTTGTTCACTTTGACCAAAGTTAAATCCTAAATCATCTGAGGTTTGCGTTGTAAATACAAAATCCTCAACAGAACAGGTAAGTTTTTTTACTGAACCACCATCGTAAGCATAAAAACCACCAGACTTACCCATCCAATACATAATACCATCCACATGCACTAATGAGTGCTGTGACATAGCTCCACAGTTTGAACCCACTTGTCTTATTGAAAATGTAAATGGAGGACCAACAAACTGCATAATATAAGCAGAGGTGTCTGTCACAATAAATATATAATCTTTACCTCGTGCTGCACTTACTATTTTTGACCCACTATCTAATTGAAATGTACCAGCCGTATTAGTTGAAACAGGTGCATAGTCTGTTCTATCTTCTTGATCTGAAAAGCGTATAAACATTTTGTCTTGTGTATTAATAGAACCAATAGTTGTTTCTGTACCTAAATGAATTAGATGTCTATCTGTATCTGATACAATTGTCATCACACTGGCTGTAGGATTTGTCGTTACAGCAGTTGCTCTTGTAGTCACACCATCGGTTGGATTCCATTCAAACGTGCCACCATTTTTGATTGTTGCTATAAGTATTGTACCATAATTATCTAATGACCAATTACCTGGTTCTAAACTTGTAGCTGAAGCTGAGGTTGCTGAACCCCAAGCAGTAGAACCATTCCAAGTTCCTGTGCCCCAACCAAAACCAAGAGTCTGTGTTGCTGAACCTACAGGAAAGTAAGATTGCACTGTACCTGATCCTGCTGCAGTCATACCAGAACCAGATTCACT